ATTATCAAGAATCATATTATAGAGTATTTTTAGCAAGAATAGTAATTGCTCCATTAGAAAACCGATTATTATCCTCTCTACAGTATGAGTTAATAAATTCAGACCCAAATACATCAACATATTCTCCAGGATTACTTGAATATGCAGAAATACTTGAGCAAGAACCAGAATTTGCATACAAAGATTTAAAATTGTTGTTAGATAGTGCTTCACTTGTTCACATGAAATATTTTGCATGGTATAGAAGAAATGTTGAGGAAATTAACAAACTACATACTGAACAAGAAATGACTGAATATTCTAGATCTGTTTGGGAAAAATTAAGAGAAGCATCAATTATATGAGTAACCAAGAATTATATATGGCGAGCACATTGACTTTGCAGAGATATAACATGCCATCTATACACGAATGGTCTGGAATATACAAGGTTATTGCTAATAGTGTTTCTTTGGTTGACAGAACAGAGAAAATTCAAATACCATTTAATGTTAAATTGTATAACAAGTATAAAATGCCAACTGATTTGTCCGATGACACCACTACTTATGAAGAATGTTGCGCAAGAAGGGCAAACGAACTTTATGAGTTATCTAAAGAACTAAACACACCATTACTAATTTGCTATTCTGGCGGTATTGATTCAACATTAATGTTGATAAATTTTTTAAAAACTATTCCAGAAAATGATAAAGATAGAATTCACTTATTGATGGATTTTGATAGCATAAAAGAATATCCAGAATTTTATAAAAAATATATTTTACCAAGTAATATGAAAATCATACCAAGTCATTCCTTTGATAGATTTTTTGATAAATCACATATTATTGTTGGTGGTGAGCATAATGATCAATTATTTGGATCAGATATTGTGATTAAGTTTTCTAATATTTTTGGATTTGATCAAGTAATAGAAAGATATACTAGGAATAATATAACAGAGTTTTTTATCGCCTTTGGTATGAATCAAGAACAAGCAAATATATGGTTTGATGTTATTGATGAGAGTTGTAAAACATCACCACTTCCATTATATACTGTTTTTGATTTTTTGTGGTGGTTAAATTTTAATTTTAAATGGCAATCGGTGTTTTTCAGAATGCTATTACGTTGTCGTTCAGATATGCAAGTAAACATTAATCAAAATTTTATCGATAACTATTATCATCATTTTTATAGTGAAGATTATTTTCAGATTTGGAGCATGAATAATCATGATAAAAAAATTAAAGATGAGTGGAAAACATATAAGTATCACGCTAAAGAATTGATTTATGAGTTTACTAAAGATGATGATTATAGAGATAACAAATTGAAACAACCAAGTTTATACAAATTGTTTACATTAAGAAGAACACCAAAGGCATTGACAACTGATTATAAATTTTTATATGAGTTGGAGCCTGAAAAATTGTATGTTCCAGATAATAGTTTTGTGCCGTTACCATTAAATAAACGATGAAGAATTTAAATTGTGTTGTAGATATATCATCAAGAGCAATATTAACATTTACCAAATCATATAGTTCTGCTGTAGCTGTATCGCAAGGATTAATTAACACTGAACCATTAATTATTCCTACTGCTTTACCAAAAGTAACAACCATGGCAAAACAGTTTGATTTGATAAACGATCATTTGGCATCTATGCCAGATGCTTGGTTGACTTCTCTACCAAAAAAACTAATCACACCAGAATATCTAACACGAAGAAAGTTAGCAAATCTTCGTGCGACTTATATTTTTTCACTAGAAACTCATTTAGGATCTGTTACTCAAAGAGGTAATATAAACTTTGATGATTCTGTAATGATGCATCTTATTCGAGCACATTCTATTTGCAGACCAGAAGAAAACTTTTACTCATATGGTGTTGTTGAATACGCCAACATTCAAAATATTGACCCAAAAACAGCATATCAAGAAATTGGTTTAATGATTGAATCGTGTGGTTTAATTAAAATACGTTCTTTTGCATGGATGCAGACTTGCATTAATAAAATAAATGCTGTAACAAACACAAATGATTTTGGACCAGTATGGAAAGAATGCTGGGAAGTAGTAAAGCGTTCCGCTTACACTTGAGGTTATTATGACAGAACTATATCTCGCAAATGCTCAGAAATTAAAAAACGAATCAAACGCTGGCGCAGCAGAATGGCTAGACATACACAACTTTATTAATGTGAATGTTTGTCTTGTTGATCGTTCTCAAAACTTGAAATTACCATACAAATTTAAATTGTATGACAAGTTTAAAATGCCAACAGATTTATCTTCGCCACTAACCTATGAACAATGTTGTGAGCGTAGAGCATTAGAATTATATGAAAAATCTAAATTACTCAATCTACCATTATATGTTTTTTATTCTGGTGGCATTGATTCTACACTTGTTTTAATTTCTCTGCTGAAAGTTATACCTGAACACGATTGGATGAGAATTATTGTTGTTATGTCTTTAGATAGTATCCGAGAATTTCCAGAGTTTTATTACAAACATATTCGTGGTAAACTAGAAATAGTTTCTAGCGAAAATATGTCTGCGTTTTTTAATAAACAATGTTTGATTATTGGTGGCGAACATAATGATCAGCTGTTTGGCACAGATGTAATTTCAAATTTACAAAGTAAAATACCATTCGAAACTGTGTTTAAGAAATATGACAAAGATACTATCATGAAGTATTTTATTGAACACAAAATGACAGAAAAGAGTTCATCAATTTGGTATGACATTGTTCATAATAATGCGTCAAAAGCACCATGCGAAATACAAACAGTTCATGATTTCTTTTGGTGGTTGAATTTTAATTTCAAATGGCAAGCTGTTTTCTTTAGAATGTTGTTACGTGTTGATAAACAATATCGCCATTTAATCAATCAAGAGTTTGTTGATACATATTTTCATCATTTCTACAGTGAAGATTATTTTCAAGTTTGGGCAATGACAAATAAACACTTAAAGATAAGAGATAGTTGGGATTCGTACAAGTTTCACGCAAAAGATATTATATATGAGTACACTGGTCATAAAGAATATCGTGACCATAAACAAAAGGCAAACAGTTTACACAAATTGTTTATCGCCAAAGACACCCCTGTTGCATTAACATCTAATTATGAATACCTATATAAAGTGGACACGAACGAGTTATATGTTCCTGACAATGACTTTATAAAGGATTAGAATGGCAGAAATATGGGTCCACAACAATAAAGAATTTACGGATCCTGAAGATTGGTACGGTTTTATCTATGAAATTACGAATAATATAACAGGAAAGAAATATATTGGTCGTAAATACTTTACTCAGTCAAAAACAAGACAAGTAAAGGGAAAGAAAAAACGATCAAGAGTCGAAAGCGACTGGCGTAATTACTGGGGTTCCAACAAAGAGCTACTTGCCGATATTGATAAATATGGTAAAGAACATTTCACACGCAATATTTTGATGTTGTGTAAGTCTAGAGGAAATACCAATTATTGGGAAGCCAAATTACAATTTGACAATAATGTCCTTTTAGACGATAATTATTATAATGACTGGATTATGATTAAAACACACAGGAAACATATAAAGAAATGACGTATCTATTATTTGGTTGTGGATTCTTACTATCTGCAATCGCAGCATATTATGCTGTAATGGGACTCATTGCCATTTTCTCTACTGCTGTCATTCCGATTGCAATTATGGGTGCAGCGTTGGAAGCAAGTAAACTTGTTTCTGCCTCATGGTTGTATAGAAACTGGAAAACAGCCCCAAAACTTTTATTAACTTATTTCACAACAGCTGTTGTTGTGTTAATGGTGCTCACATCAATGGGCATCTTTGGCTATTTGTCAAAAGCACATTTAGACCAAGCAGTGCCAACAGGTGATATTGTATCTAAATTATCTCTTATTGATGAAAAAATTAAAACACAAAAGGAGAACATAGATGCAGCACGTAAAGCACTTAATCAATTGGATGCTCAAGTCGATCAAACACTTGCTAGATCTTCTGACGAAAAAGGCGCAGCCAACGCAGTCGCAATCAGACAGCGTCAAGCAAGAGAGCGAACAAACCTCACAAACGAAATCTCGAAATCGCAAGAAGAAATCGCAAAATTAAATCAGGAGAGAGCACCAATTGCTGCAGAAGTTAGAAAGGTAGAAGCAGAAGTTGGTCCAATAAAATACATTGCAGCATTAATATATGGCGATACGATGGATGACTCTTTGCTTGAGTCTGCTGTTCGTATCGTCATTCTTATGATTGTTTTTGTATTTGATCCACTTGCAGTTTTGTTACTAATTGCAGCAAACAGAGAAATTTTGTTAAGAAAACCTGAAGATGTAAACACTCCGTCTGATCCACTAGAAGATCCCTCAGTAAAATCATTTTTTGATAGGGCGAAACAAACAGCGATAAAACTTGATAAAGAACGTGATGAACAAGAAAAAGCAAAATGGAAAAGTATAATTTCTTCTTTAACAAAAAATGATAAAACGGAGACAGAATCTTCTAATTTAAATTATGATCCATACACTGGTATGACTGTTGAGATGATAAAAGAAAAACCTGAAGAAGTTAAATGGGAAATTCCTGAACCACCAGCTGAACCACCAGAAGAATTTAAAAAAGTAGTCAAAGACTATTTTCACCCAGAAAATAAAACTAATGAGACAATGCTGTATGTTAACGAAGAACCAGAATTAAAATTTATATTGAATCCTGATTTTGATGAAAAGGATGCATTCGCAGAAAAGAAAAAACTCATTCCAGTTCGTCCAAACTCTCGAAGAGTTCCTCCAAAAGAATAACCCTAGCAACAAACCCCAGTAAAATAAGGATTTGCATACCCCTACCAGCAGTAGGGGTATTTTTATTGGGGGTATTGACATTTATTCGGTTTTAATGTATAATTACTCTATGATAATTGAAAAGGAAATCGAATGAAAGTCTTATATACCAGCCCTGTCTTCAAAGATGCCGATGGCTCTGCTCGTCAAGTGATGATTCCTCTGCATGCTGTCGAAACCTATGCCAAACGTGATGCTGCTCTTTTGGCTATGATTGCTCTTGGTGGTATCAATGCTGATCCCACTCCCGAGTTTATGACTTTTCGCAAAACGATGATGTCTGCGAAACGCAAGATTGAACGCAATGGTTGGTACTCTCGCGAAGTTTGAGGTGATAACATGAAACTACTTTCAACTGGTAATCCAAAACTTCTCAAAGGCGAAAAGAAAGGCTACATGTCTTTCGTCCTTCACCTGTCACCTGCGAATGTGTCTGGCTATGAAACCTGCCCCAAACGCACTGCTGGTTGCACTGCTGCTTGTCTGAACACAGCTGGTCGTGGTGGTATGTTCAAGAAAGGGGAAACTACTAACATGATTCAGGAAGCACGCAAGCGTAAGACACGCATGTTCTTTGAATCTCGCGAACAGTTTCTAGTCGATCTTGAAGCAGATATCCGTCTCGGTATCAAGCAAGCTGAGAAGAAAGGATTGATTCCTTGTTTCCGTCTGAATGGCACCAGCGACATCGCTTGGGAAAAGTATGATATCATCGAGAAATTTCCGAACGTCCAGTTCTATGACTACACGAAGATGCGCAATCGTAAGGTTTCTCACCTGAAGAACTACCACCTGACTTTCTCTAAGGCAGATGGTAACGACATGGACGTGCGTCTTGCTGCTCAAGCAGGCATGAATGTTGCAGCTGTTTTTAAGTCTATGCCTGAGACTTATATCGGTCGTCCTGTGATCGATGGTGATGAAACGGATCTTCGTTTTCTAGATCCGAAAGGTGTTATCGTTGGTCTCAAAGCCAAAGGTAAAGCCAAGAAAGATACAACTGGATTCGTGGTGTAATATGTGGGCACTTCTCTTTATCGTAGCAGCACCATCTGATTACACAATACATTCAACTTATGCTACTTACGAACAGTGCTTCAAAGCCGAACAAAGATATGTTAGCATATTCGAACAAACTGGTTCAAAATTGAAAACTAGATGCGTGCTAAAGAGTCGTGTTCCGCCAAACAAAGAGTCGACGCTAGTAATTAAAAAATACGTGCTACCCTGACTTGACATTTAATCATAACTGAGGTAAAATATTCTTATGGGATTAATGCCATCATTTTTTACAACAACGAATACGAAAAAGCGAAAGCAGAAATTTAAATCTGCTGAAGAAAAGCGTAAGCACATTCAACTCGAACAATCTTGGAATGAATTGAAAAGGAGACATCATGTTGAACCAAGTAAAAAATCTATCTCAAATGACACTCTTTCAGGTTACAAACTTACAAATCCTCCTGGGAGAGAATCTGTCAACTATCCTAGTCTCGATACTGGGCATGGTAATGCTACTAAACCAATAGAGGGAAAGCGTTACACTGGTAATAATATAATCGGTATTGGAACTTTGCATAAATCCAATGCCGTTCCTATCTTTTCCGATCAGGAAGCGAAGGATATTTCAAAAATGCGTAGAGGTTAAAATGAAAATTGCGGTTTGTTCAGATGTTCATCTTGAGTTTGCTCCAATTGTCCTTGAAAACAAAGACAATGTGGAAGTTCTCATTCTTTCAGGCGACATCTGTGTAGCAAAAGATTTAATGGCTCATGACGATCCTTTTCCGACAAAAAAGTCGAAAACATTACATGAGTTCTTTTATAATTGTTGCAATGTATTTCCACATGTGGTTTATGTTGCTGGTAATCATGAACACTATCATGGCGACTTTAAGTATACTCTTAAAAATCTAAAGAAGCATCTAAAATATCTACCAAATCTACAAATTCTTGATAAGAAACACTGGGATTATAAAGAAGAGTATCGCTTTATTGGTGGTACTTTTTGGACTGACATGAATAAAGAAGACCCAGTGACACTTTATCAGATTAAAGGTTACATGAATGATTTTCGTTGTGTAAAAAATTCTAATCGCATGGTGACCTTCAAGCATGTAAACTATAAGACTGATGAGAATGGTAAATTTGTGTTTGATGAAAATAATAAAATGATTGAGATTGGTACGTCTCACTCGAAAAGAGTTTCAACTTTCTCTCCAGAGGATGCAGTAGAAGATCATAAGAAGATGCTTGCTTATCTCAAGAAAACTCTTGCAGATACGCCAGAATCAATAAAAGTAGTTGTGGTTGGTCACCACGCACCAAGCAAATTATCTACTCATCCTCGTTATGCGGATGAATTTGTTACTAATGGCGCATACTCTTCGGATCTTTCAGAATTAATGTTGGATAATCCAAAAATTAAACTTTGGACACATGGTCACACGCATGAAGTCTTTGACTATATGGTTGGTTCAACTCGTATCGTTTGTAATCCACGTGGTTATGATGGATATGAAGAAACAGCAGATCGTTTTGAACTGAAAGTTGTTGAGGTATAATGTGAATGATATATTGCTAAATATTTTTGCATGGATAAAAGATGATTGGAAAAGCAATAAATTTCGTTTCCTCATTGAGGTTTTGGCTTGGGCGATTAGTATTGGGTGTTCTATCACAATGGCACTTACAGTTCCCAATCCTCCCTTACTTATTCTATATCCTATCTGGATTGCTGGTTGTGCTATGTATGCTTGGGCTTCTTATACTCGGAAATCGTTTGGCATGCTTGCTAACTATCTGCTATTAGTAACGATTGATATGATCGGTTTGTTTAGAATGCTTTAAGGAGAAATTATGGCAAAACAAAAACAGAAACAAAAAAAAGAAGTAGTAATAGACTACATTCCATTTCAATTAAAACCAGATAAAAATTTTAAAATGCATAAGCAAACTAAGCGCATATTAGCACTTAGTAATTTTAAAACTGAAGAAGATCGAAATGCTTGGAAACGTGCAATGATTAATGCACAACTTCATGAAGAATCTGCTAAGCGAAGTTCGTTAAAGAGGGAAAAAGAAGATGTATCCTCATGAAATCGAACATGCAACTTCTAAAATTCTGCAAATATTAGATATTGACATTAATTCACTTTCCGAGGTAAAATATAAAGAGTTGGGAGAGTTCGTAACAGCTCTCTCAGCTGTTCATTATTCAAAAGGACATGATGATGGTTACACGTTATGCGCTGGTTATTCAAGAAAGTAAGCCAAGAAATTGGATTGCTAAAGATCTTCGCACACCAAAATATCGTCAGCGTGTAGAATTAAGTAAAAAGAAATATACTCGTAAGGAGAAACATCGTGGTAATGAACCGATTTGATATATCTATGGATGAGGAAATACATAAACACCTAGAAATCGATAAAGGTGATACTACACTTACTTTCAGTGTTTTCGATACTCCATCTACTGGAGATATTGAGATTGATATTTGTCGCAATGATAAACAAGAAAAGTTGAAGTTCAACTCTTGCAAAATGTTTTTAACGGAAGAGCAATTTAAAGAACTCTCTTATTTCTTCGATGAAATTCAACGCAAAATTTCTATTCGCAACAGTCATAATATTGTTGAAGATATAAGAATAGATTTTATGACAGAAAAAGAAAAACAAATTGACTTCGTTGAAGTTGACGATGACCATGTTAATCTAAACACACCAAATCTTTTTCGTGATGTGATTGACAGTCAGAATATTAAAACCAAAATGCGTGCAAGTAAAGATTATTGTAAGCGTTTCTATGCTGCTATGTGTAATACTGACTTATACAAAATTGGTTCTACTGGTGAATACGGTTACAGTTGGAGGTCTGCTGGAGCATTAGTTGCTGACATTCTTGGAGAGGGCGATTATCTAAATTGGTACTGTTCTGGTAATGAGGGTTTCGTTGATGATGAAATAGCAGATGATCTTAATCAAATCGGATGGGTTGCCATTCCAATGGAAGTAGATAGTTTTGACGAAAAACAAAAAGAGATGTTTTAATGTTTGACGTAATTCTATTTGTAGTATTTTTTTATTTTTTGTTGCAAGGAATATTTGTTTTTGTAAGAATTAAAAAAAATAATGAAGTTCGTGAAGAGATTGGAGATCTTATCGCGAAAGCACAAGAAGAATTAAAAAAAGTTCTTGTTGTTCGTGTTGAAAAACATGGAGAAATGTTTTATTTGTATAATCAAACCAGCAACGAATTTATTTGTCAGGGTAAGGATTTACAAGAAGTAAGAAAAGCGTATTTACTTCGTTATCCAAACAAACGTGCTTTGGTAGATGACGGAAAAGATTTGTTGTTTAAGGAGAAATCTCATGTCTAATGATATTATTGATGTTGAAGTAAATGAAGTTCCAGATGAGGAACAAATTAAGAAAGAGTTAAATCATCCAAATTTTAAAAAATGGTTTGCTGGTTTGCTCAAAGAAACTGAAGTAAATCTTAAATTTTTAAAAGCCAATGGCGAAATGAGGGAGATGAGGTGTTCATTAAATGAAGATTTTATTCCAGAAGATAAGAGACCAAAAGATTCTGGCAGAAAACAGCCAGAAGATTCTATTGCTGTTTTCGACATTGAGAAACAAGATTGGCGTTCTTTTAGATTCGATTCTATCAAAGAATTTGATTGGGAGTTACCTGACGATTCTGAGTACCCAAGTGCGCCAATGCCTGTGTTCTTTGACGAAAACGGAAACGAAATCAACGAAATTGAAGAGGAGCAAAATGATGGAAGGTAATAATGTGTTAGTAACAGCAGCAGCAATTGTAATTATTTCAGTTGCTGGTTGTTTAACCTACTTAAATGTTGTTGACAGCAACAATAATAAAGAAATAGTATCACGTGCTATCGAAAGAGGTATGGATCCATTACAAGCATCTTGTGCAGCGAACATATCTACGAACAGTAAAGATATTCGTACTACTTGTGAGAAGCTGGCAATTATAAAAGGAAAGTAATATGACCAAGATTGTTGCTTTACTTCTTCTTGTAATCGCTCTTATCATTATTGGACCGATTATAACCATTTGGTCGCTTAATACCCTATTTCCTATTGTTGGGATTCCATACACGCTGGAAACATGGTTGGCAGCATTTATACTCTTTGCAGGGGTCACTGGACTTGGGCTTTCGAACAAAAAATAATGCTTGACATTTATTCCTTTTCGAGGTATAATATATACTTGAAAGGAGTCAAAAAGTGACTAAAACAAACGAAGCAAAAGCACGTAAGCGTCAAGAACTCATTGATCGTGTTTCTGGTAAATCTGATGAACCAGTGATCGGTCTTGATCCAGACAAATCATATGAGATTGAACTTAATACTGCGTTGAATTGGTTTGCTAATAATGCCGATTCAAAACAGCGTAAGTCATGGGTCTTGTCTTATTACAAAAAACTTAAGAACAATGACTATGTAGAACATTTTTCTGAGTTGCCTGATTTTGATTTTCATTCACTCGGTGCGTTGCTGCGATTGAAGAGTCGTGGTTCGAATCTGTCTGTGAAAGAAGAACAGTTTATTGCAGAGAAAGTTTCCGAACTCTTGCAGAAACAGGTTACTAAGAAATTAGTAGTCACATCTAAACCAACCACAGCTGTTGTTATCAACATCCAAGATCGTATTCTAGAAAAAGCCAAAGAGGTTGCTGGCGAACTAGATGGTCAACTTGATGACTTTATGCTTGCTGGTAAACCTGCTGGCTTCAAACTCAACTTCACTAATTTAAATTCTGCCATCGCAAAGCAAGTTGCTCCGATGTATAAGACACAACTCGCAGAAATTGAAGAAGCAATTTTGGGCGAAGATGAACAGCTGGTTGAGGGATATTCAAACTTTACGAAACCACAGCTAAAACGATATCGTGATTTGCTACAGTCAATCATTGACCAGTGCGAACAAGCGAAGAAGATCGTGCGTAAGCCACGCATTCGTAAAGCAAAACCTGCTGGTGAAGTTGTCAAGCGTCTTAAGTTTAAGAAAGAAGATACTGAACTTGGTCTTAAGTCTGTCTCTGCTCCGACCATTGTTGGTGCTACAGAGTTGTGGGTTTATAATACAAAGTATCGTAAACTTCAAGTATATCGTGCCATTGAGAACAGTTCTTTGACTGTTAAGGGAACATCTATCTTGAATTATGACACTAGCACTTCTGGTTCTAAGACTTTGCGTAAACCAAAAGAACAACTGACAGCTATGTTGTCGATGACAAAACGACCACTGGGTGCTGCGTATAAAGCCATCAAAGGCAAAGAAGCAACACCGAATGGTCGTATTAATGAAGAATGTATCCTGTTGAAAGTATTTTAAAATGATTCTAATTGATTATTCGCAAGTAGCACTTGCATCTATCCTGACTTTCCAGGCAGACTTGAAGAGTGGCGATCCAGAAAAAGTTATCAATCTGATTCGTCACGTTACATTGTCATCAATCAAGTCTTTTAAAAAGAAATATGGAAAAGAGTATGGCGAGATTATTCTTTGTTGCGATGGTCGTAAGTACTGGCGTCGCGATGTGTTCCCACACTATAAAGCCAATAGAAAAAAGGCAAGAGATGCCAGCGATCTACCTTGGACACTAATCTTTGATACACTCAATCAGATGCGCCAAGATGTTGCTGAACATTTCCCATATCGTGTTCTTCATATTGATGAAGCAGAAGCTGATGATATAATTGCTGTTCTTTCCAAATATACACAAGAGAACGAACTTCTTGACATTGGTTTGGTTTCTGAGCCACAGAAAGTTTTAATTCTTTCTTCTGACCATGACTTCATTCAACTTCAGAAATATGATAATGTAACACAGTGGTCGCCGAATACTAAAAAATTTGTGAAAGCAACTCAAAGAGATATTCATGAAAAGCGTATTACACATATCGTAAAAGCAGGTGACGATGGTATTCCAAACATCTTCAGCAAAGACGATGTGTTTGTTAATAACGAACGCCAAAAACCTGTCAGCGCAAAACGTCTTCAGGAATTTATTGAAAATGGTTTTATTGCTTGTAAGAATGATGAGGAACGACGTAACTGGCAACGCAACATCGTGTTGGTTGACTTTGATTATATTCCTGAGCAAATTACAAATAAAATTATTGATGCGTATCTAAATAATAAACCAAAAGGCGATAAGATGACTGCCATGAAATATTTGATGGAACATCGTTGTCGATTACTACTTGAAGAAATTGAGGAGTTTTAAATGAAACAAACTAAGCATATTCCAGAAGTTCTAGAAGAACTTTCAAAAGATCCTAGCAAAGCAGTTGAATACAAAGACGATTTCGCTTTTAAGACTATTTTAAAATGCGCATTTGATGCTGAGTATAAGTTCAATCTTCCTGCTGGTGACCCACCATTTAAACCTGCACCACAACCAATCGGAATGACAAGCTCTAATTTCCGTCAAGAAATGCGCAGAATGTATATTTTTACAAAATTTAGTGATGTTAAATCTAAAATGAGACGCGAACAACTATATGTTCAACTACTCGAAACTGTGCATCCATCAGAAGCAAAAATTTTAAATGCAACTAAAGATCAAAAATTAGATTCTCTTTATCCAAAAATTACGGCAGAGTTTGTCAAGAAGAACTTTCCTGATGTTTTGCCAGAAGGAGTGGTGGTAGCAGAACCAACAAAAAAATTGAAGGCGAAAAGTGCAGCAAAAGTGGATTGATGCATATCTTGACATGGCTGAAAGATTCGCAGAACTCAGCCACGCCAAAAGACTCAAAGTTGGTGCCATCGTGGTCAGAGACAATCGTGTCATATCCATCGGTTACAATGGAACACCAGCAGGTTGGGACAATAGTTGTGAGAAAAAAGTTTACACAATTACTGGAAAATATGATGGCTTGGATGAAGATGGCACTTCGTATCAATGGGTCACGAAAGATGAAGTAATACATGCAGAAGCAAACGCAATTAGTAAACTCGCTAGAGATGGTGAAGCAGGTTTGGGTTCATCTATGTTTTTAACCCACGCACCTTGTGTTCAATGTGCGAAAATGATTTATGGGGCAGGCATTAACACTGTTTATTACAGAAACAGTTATCGAGATGAAGCTGGTGTTGATTTTTTGAAGAAGTGTAACTTGGAGGTTATTAAATCATGATTCTTGAAACATTAATTCGACAGAAAAGATATTTTAATGAGAAGTCTAAAAAAGATATAGATGTTGCTAGAACTTTTTTTGCCAGACATAGTTGGGGTTCTGAAGGATGTCCATTTATTTTGGAGTATCCATATATAACAATTCCAGATATGATTAAAGACAAGATGATTCATAGATCTCTTGGGATTGAATTCGATAGGAGACATCATTTTCTTGGGATGATAGAGGAGAATAATTGTGGATGAACAACAGTTTAACGAATTATATACAAGAATTCGTAAAGAATATGATTCAATGGTATATAAAGAAGGCACATCGCCAATGAGTGTGTTCGGTGTTTACCTTGGAATTATTGCTCAAGAATTTAAAGAAAACTCTAGCAAAGAAGAATTTGAAAGATTCCTCAATCAAATGATGCAAGTTGAATGGACAGAAAAGGTTGTAAATTGATATGAATACTTGGACAATGCATGTTGAAGAAGACGAATACGGCAATCTTGTTCTTCCACTCAATCAAGATATTCTTGACTTGACAAAATGGAAAGAAGGAGATATAATTGAATGGGTAGACAATAAAGATGGGAGTTGGACTTTGAAAAAGAAAGAAGAAACAGAATGGGTTCTTGTTGAAACTCTTTCCCACTATCGTATGCGTTACATGGTTGAAGTTCCTGTTGGGAAAAAAGAATGGGCACTTGATACTGTGACAATGGAAGAAGCAAAAGATTTTTCACAGAATTGGCTTGGCGAAACAATCGTAAGTCATCGTGTTGTCACTGAAGAAGAAGCACTAAACATTTGCGATGAAGATAATGATTACGGCAAAACATGGAATGATGAACATAAGATAAATGTGTTCTTCACAAAACAAGGTGAGAAACGTGAGGACTAGAGGAACAGAAACAACTTCTGTTTGGTTGTATGTTTCTGCTATGTTGTTATCAATATGCTTTTTGCTTGTGATCTTAATGTTTGCAGACAAAATTGACGGAATACAAAAAGTAGTTTATAATTGTGAACTAGCAGAGATTAGTCCAGATTTCCCAATAGAAGTTAAAAATGAATGCAGAAAACTTAGGAGCAAGAAATGAACTTTATTTTTAAATCAAAATCCGTAGGATTCGGTAGTCCAGAAACAACAATGGAATTTGAGGCAGATGATATTAATGATGTCATGATGTATTTTACAGACTTTCTTCGTGGGGCAGGATACACATTTGATGGTGTTGTTGATATTGTTGATTCAAATTATGAAGATGATTATTCAGATCCTGTTGATGAAGATTGTGAATCGCATCAAGAAGCATCTTCAACAACTTGGCCATTCCCACTTGGCAGACCAAAAGAAAACACTACAGAAGATGAACTACCATTCGCGAATTGGGGTGGTGAGAAATGTTCACTTTGTGGAATGACACGTGAGGAGATGGGTCAAAGTATTTGTTATGATGTTCGTTGTGGATTGGGTCTTAATCGTGTCTAAAGTATTTACAGATGTAGAACTTTTCTTGCGTGCGGTTGGTCAAACACCCCCACCATTCAACGCAAACCCATCTGCTCAATCTAACTTATATTTCGAACTTATTAAAGAAGAGTATCGTGAATTGATGGACGCCAATCTTGATAAAAATGATACGGAAATTTGCGATGCTTGTTTTGATTTGATTTGGGTGATTGTTGGATATATGAGATCACGTGGATGGGACTGCGAACGAATTTGGGATGAGGGTGCTAAGTCAAATCTTTCTAAAATTGATCCAGTAACTGGATTAGTTCGTCGTCGTGAAGATGGTAAAATTTTAAAACCAGAAGGTTGGCAGCCACCGAATTTTCAAAAGTTTATCAAATGATTTTACAAAAATAAAAAATTGAGGTATACTATTGATATGATTACTCTATATCTTGACATGGATGGTGTTGTTGCGAATTTTGATAAAGCGTATCGTGAATACGATCCGTTAAAAGAAGATCGTAAGAAATTTAAAAGCGCAGTTATGACTGGTAAAATTTTTGAAGATCTAGAGCCAATGCCAAATGCTAATGTTCTGCTTTCGCATGTATCAAATCTTCGTGATGTTAAAATTGAAATGTTGACATCCATGGGAACATATGATGTTTCTCAAGGAGCAGAAGCCAAGAGACAAAAACTTTTTTGGTTACGTAAACATAATATTAAATACAAAGCAAATTTTGTTAGAAGTAAACAAGAAAAAGCAAATTATGCAACACAAGAATCAATCTTAATTGATGATTCAGTTGGTTGTGTTGAACCATTCACTCGTGCTGGTGGGCATGGTATTTTACATAATGATTCCATAATTCGTCATACTCTCATGACACTTGATACTATTATTTTGCAACTTCGTGCAATTAAAGCATTAAGATAATGAATATTTTCTTTCTAGACACATGCACCAAAAGTTGCGCTGAACAACATGTAGATAAGCATGTTGTTAAAATGATATTGGAGTATGCGCAACTTCTATCAACAGCACATCGAATTCTAGATGGTTCAGAGTATCTAGATAAAACTGCTAATGGTAGAAATATTAAACGCTGGAAATTACAAGATTCTAAATTAGATTCAATTCTATTTAAAGCATCTCATATAAATCATCCTTCTGCTAAATGGGTCCGTGAAAGTAGATCTAATTATCGTTGGCTTGCCTTGTTGTTAGAAAATCTTTGTGCAGAATACACACATCGATATGGTAAGGTTCACTCTGTTCAGCGTAGTGGTCTTGCTTCTTTACTGAGAAATAGTTTTCCTAAAAATTTTCCAGATAGTGATATTATTACAAGAACTGACCCACCACCTGCTATGCCAGATGAATGTAAAGTTCCAGGCAATTCTATTCAGTCATATCACAATTACTATATAATGAAGAAGAATCACTTTGCGAAGTGGACTAAACGTGATGTTCCTGAATGGTATACTGTATGAGCGATGAAGCGAATCTACTTGATAATTATCGTGTAATATTCAATTTAATTTCTTTAAAAGCAAAAAATCTTCATGCTGTTTTGTGTAAAGAAACAGGTAGGATTGTTTGCTTTACTAATTGGATGCAGACAGCGAAAGCGATAGAATCTGATCCATCATTAAGGGTTTGGTACTTTATCAATCATGCCAAACTTATTCCAAGTAATGTGAATTTAAACACACCATATGAGGTTGTGTTTGATGCCATCACTGGTGCATTTTTTGTAAAAGAAATAACACAAGAAGAAGTTGATAGGTTTATCGTAATAAGCGAAAAAGCAGCAGTGTTTGATATAATTCACAGAACAATAAATCAAGAACGTGACCACATTAGAGCAAATCTTGCTTTACAAGAATATGTTTACAAGAAAAAATATGAAGAAGCATTAGAAGTTATTGAAACTGGATTTGATAGAGAGAAACATATTTACATTCATTCTGAATCAAATGAGAAAAATGTTAATCCAGTAAAATTGGCAAAAGCAATTATCGACAAAAAAAATTTCGCAGAGTCTAGATTATTTCACACAGAACAGATGCGTGTCAAATATACAAATATGCTAAAACAATGTAATGATTTATTAAAGGTAAATCAGATTCTAGATGAGTTTAACAGAGAGTCAAGTATATATGGCAGATTCTAAATTCATTTATGTTAACACTAGTAAATTGTATGTTGATAAAACATACAAAGAGATTCCATCATTCAAACCTGTAAGAAAAACTAGATTGTTTACAGATGAGAAGTATGATGAAATTCCAGGAATTGGTTTATACAAGAAGTTCTCATATTATTTTGGGAACAATATTGTTTCCATTGATAGAACAAACACAATCATAACTCCATTTAAAACAACATTAGCACCTTTCCTTTCTATGCCAGAATATGAGAAACAAGATCTTTCTTATTCTGAATGCTGCGATAACAGAGCAAAGGAACTGTTGTCATTTGATAAGACATTATATGTTATGTATAGTGGTGGAATTGACAGTACGACAATGCTTTCGGCATTACTAAACAATTCAACAAAGAATCAACAAAAGAAAATAAATGTTTTGTTGTCTAGTGAAAGCATAACCAATAATCAAAAATTTTATGATGATATTATCTGTGGTAATTTAAACACAATCCCTTCTTACGACTTTGATAATTATATTGGTGTGGATCAAGATAGCATTTTTGTAACAGCTGAGAATAATGACGAACTCTTTGGCACAAATTTAGTTTCCTTTTTTATTTACAGATATGATTGTGATATATTATTTGAAGAGCCAACAGTATCTAATTTGTTTAAAGTTTTAGAAAAGAAAACAATTATTTCTTCTGAAGAGGATAAAGAAGAAATGAGGAAATGTATTGACTTAATGCTTTTGTTGGCTGAGAAATCTCCAGTAAAACTTGATACAATTTACAAATTATTTTGGTGGTTAAATTTCAGTTTAATGTGGAATGTTTCTTACACAAGATTGCTTGGATTTGTTAAATACAAGACATATCCAGAGTGTAACTTTCATTCCTTCTTCTCAACAAAAGAATTTCAATTATGGTCAATGAATAATGTTGATAATCTAATTGGTTCTGATTGGAAGACAGCAAAACAACATGCAAAAGACTATATAAATGAGTATTACAAAAATGATCATTACAGAGTTTCTGCTGTACCAGGAAGTAATCTTAGTAATATTTGTTACAACAAACCTGCACCATTTGCTATTGGAACTGATATGATCAAGTGGAACATTGGAGATAGCATTGACCATTTTATTGAACCAAATAATTCATTTCTATGATTAAAAGTAAATTCTTAATAGACAAGATGGAAACAATGTATCCATCAATCGGACACTACGCAGACGTAAATGAGTTGGGAGATCTTGGGTATTTGTATACGCAAGCACTTTCTACAACCTATGGTTATGTGTTAGAGGGCGAGGCAAATTTCGAAGGTGAGGAATCAATCACAGCTGGTAAGTATTTCTGCAGATGGACAAAAGAACAAACAAGAATAAACTATACAGGAAAACTTGTTTTGTTTATTAGAGTTGGATTTAAGGGACAAAATTTAATTGGTGGACCAATTGAGGAAGGTGGACGTTTATCGTATATTGATGGTTGTTCAGATACTATTCTTGTGTATCCTCCAAGACTTGGTGACCCATCTCTAAATGTTTTATATTTTCCAAAGGGAGTCGACCAAACATTTCACACACATCCCTCGATCCGCATGGGTGTGGTCGTATCTGGTGCTGGATTTGCGTCACTAGGCGATAACGAAGAAAGTGATGTTGTGCTTACAGTTGGTGACATGTTTTGTTTAGAGCAAAACGAAAGACACAGGTTTAGAACAACTGGAAATACAATGATTATAGTTGTTTATCATCCAGATGGAGATTGGGGTCCAACAGATCACGACCATATTATGAAAAACAGAACTTACTTAACTAAATAAAAAATATGCCTACATACACTTTTAAGAATAAAGAAACAGGGGAAGTTTTTGAGAAATTCATGGGCATTGCTGCTCGCGATGAATATCTTAAAGAAAATCCAAATTTGGAACCAATGATTAGTGGTGCTCCGACTCTTGGCGATCCAGTTCGCCTTGGGATTCGTAAAGTGCCAGACGGATTTAAGGAGGTGCTAAACAAAATACACGAGAGGATGCCAGGAAGTACACTAAAAGACAACATAAGATAAAAGGAAAAACCTCTAATGGCAAAAAGGGCAGCTGTAGTAAAGATTGATAATGCTGTGACTGAAGATAGAAAAACAAATGTTTTAAAACTTAGAATTGATGACTTAAAAACATTTCAACCATTAACACAAAACCAAAAGTCTTTTTATGACGCATACAAAAGGGGAGATTATTTCGTTGCGTTGCACGGTGTAGCAGGTACAGGAAAATCATTCATCGCTGTATATAAAGCACTAGAAGAAGTATTAGATAAAGGAAATACATTTAATAAGATTGTCATTGTTAGGTCTGCAGTTCAATCTCGCGAGATTGGCCATCTTCCAGGCGACATTGATGAAAAGATGGAAATTTATCAACAACCATACAGACAGATTTGTGAAACATTGTTTGGTCGTAAAGATGCTTACCAAAGATTAAATGAGCAAGGGCATATAGAGTTTGTTTCTACCTCGTTTATTCGAGGAATGAGTTTTGATGATTGTATTATTATCGTTGATGAAATGCAGAACATGTCGTTTGAAGAACTTGATACAGTTATGACACGTGTTGGTTATCGTTCAAAAATTATTTTTTGCGGTGACTATCGTCAAACTGATCTTAAAAAAGGTAATGACAAATCTGGTTTGTTCAAATTTTTTGACATTGCACATCACATGGGTGCTTTTACAAGAATTGAATTTACTCCAGATGACATTGTTCGTAGTTCATTAGTTAAAGACTACATCCTCGCTAAATTAAAATATGAGGATAAAATAGAGAAGGGAAATTAAATGGCACAAGTAACATTAGAATTACTGCAAAGAATTGCGCCTCAAACTAAAGTTGAAAAACTTGAAGGATTCGTAGAGGGATTACAAACTGCTTGCGAAAAATTTGAAATAAATACCATTTCACGTATGGCTTGTTTTCTAGCACAAGTTGGACACGAATCTGGTGGGTTCAATGCTGTCAAAGAAAATTTAAATTATGGGGCAAAGGGTTTGCGTGGCACATTCCCAAAATATTTTCCAACAGATGAACTTGCTCTTGAATACGAAAGACAACCAGAAAAGATTGCTAATCGTGTTTATGCAAATCGTATGGGAAATGGAGATGAGACATCTGGAGACGGATTCAAATATCGTGGTCGTGGTTTGATTCAATTGACAGGTTGTAATAATTACACATCATTCGCGAATGATATCGGACTTTCTATTGATGAGACAATCGAATATCTAGAAACATATGAAGGTGCTGCTATGTCTGCTGGTTGGTTCTGGTGGAAAAACAATTTAAATGTTTTAGCAGATAAAGAAGATATGTTAAACTTAACAAAGAAAATCAATGGTGGTACTATTGGTTTACAAGATCGTATTCATCACTTCGAGATGGCAAAAGGAGCGTTAGAAACGCAAATTTAATAAATGATTACGCACATACATCATGATTTACAGCGATTACAACGTGTTACAACAGAGGAGGGTAGGTTCTATCAAACGCCAAGTGGTAGAGCCTATCCTTCAGTCACAACCATTACAGGATTGCTTAACAAACAGGCAATCATTGATTGGCGCAATAGAGTCGGAGCAGAAGAAGCCAACCGAATCTCAACAAGAGCAGCCAATCGAGGAACCAAAATTCACTCCCTCTGTGAATCATATCTCAATAATGTCGATGTTGAACCAGATATATTTCACAAAGAGATGTGGGATTCATTACTACCAGAACTTAGAAAAATAAACAATGTTCATTGTTTAGAATCACCATTGTATTCTGACCATTTAGAAGTTGCAGGAACTGTTGATTGTATTGCTGAGTATGATGGTAAACTTTCTGTCGTTGATTTTAAAACATCGAAACGAATAAAAGATAGAGAAGATATATCAAACTATTTTATGCAGTGTTCGGCATATGCCGTAGCATTCGAGGAACGAACAGGAATTCCTGTTAATCGTTTAGTAATTATTATGGGAGTCGACGACGAACAGCATCCACTTGTCTTCAAAGAGAAACGTGATGATTGGATTGGTAAGTTTATTGAATTGAGGAACGAATATCGTTATTTAAAAAATCACTGATTGTCATTAAAAAATTAAATGAAAAAAAACTTGCTAATTAAAGTTTTTTATTATAAAATATATGTGTGAGGTTGAAAGATACCTCTTTATTTTTTACACTTTATTGGAGACATAAATGAAAACTGTTGGAGAAAGACTTGAACCATTTGTGGTGACTGGTGTCAAACCAGGAGCACTAACACCTGACGATGCCTTTGAATCAATTAATGAAGGATCTTTTGGTGGTAAATGGAAAGTGATTGTATTTTATCCTAAAGATTTTACTTTTGTATGTCCGACTGAAATTGTTGCATATGACAAGTTAAATCAGGATTTCGCTGATCGTGATGCTGTTCTTTTAATTGGTAGCACAGATAATGAGTTTTGTAAATTGGCTTGGCGTGCTGCGCATGAAGATCTAAAGAAAACAAACAGCTGGATGTTTGCAGATACAATTCGTGGTGGGTTGTGGGATGAACATAATGATAAGTATCGTAGTGGTCTTGCTGAACAACTTGGCATTTTCTACGAACCAGCAGGTGCTGCTTTGCGTGCAACATTTATTGTTGACCCAGCTAATGAGATTCAACATGTTACTGTTAATAATTTGAATGTTGGTCGTAATCCAGAAGAAACTCTACGTATTCTTGACGCACTTCAAACTGGAGAGCTCTGCGCATGTAATCGTAAAGTTGGTGGCGAGACACTCTAATGATTGAGTGTTTAGTAATGGGTGATTCTATTGCTGTTGGTACTGCGTACTTTCGAAAAGAGTGCGCAGTAGTTGCCAAGTCTGGAATTAATTCGACAGATTGGAGAAAGAAACATTTATCTTCAATGCCAGAATCTAAAACAACAATCATTTCTTTGGGTAGCAACGATTGGGATAAGATGACATCTAAGAACTTACACGAGATTCGTAGTAAGATTCAAGGCAAAGTCTATTGGATATTACCATCAGCAACTCGTAAACCACAAGAACGACAAGTGGTTATTGAGATTGCTAATGAATTTAAAGATTCTATTGTTGATCGACCAAAAGAAATATCAGCTGATGGTATTCATCCAACATTCAATGGATATAAAGAACTAGCGGAAAAAACAAAATGAGTTTCATAGAATCAGTAAAACAAGCATTACCAGATTATGCTAAGGACACAAAACTTAATCTAGATGCAGTTCTTTTACGTAGCACTCTAGATGTTGATGAAGCAATTGGTTGTGCCGTAGCAGCATTGGCTGCAACTGGTAATGGTAAACTATTAAGTGTTTTGCTGGCAGACGCACCTGCTGATGCAAACGCAGCAATGACTGCTGCAAGTTTGATGGCACAAAACAATATATGGTATCCATATATTGAGATGGTTGACGACCCTTCGTTGGCTGGACTACCTGCACAATTGCGTATGAATGCGATTGCGACACATGGTGGAACTACGAAAGAGAGATTCGAATCGTATTCTCTTGCTGCAAGTATTGTTGGTAAGTGTCACTTCTGCGTAAAGGCACACTACGATGGGTTGAAGAAAATGGGTTACTCTGTAGAACAACTTCGTGATATTGGTCGTATTGCTGCAGTTATGAATGCGTGCGCTAAAGTGCTAAATAGTTAATATGGATGAAACAGAATTAAAACTTAGAGAACTGTATATACAGACTGCGAAGTCTATTGTTGCGTTTATACGAGCAAGACACTTCGGGCACTGTTAAGAAATTGTTGTAATCCCTTCAAAACGAAGGCATGTTGGACGGGAGTTCGATTCTCCCCACCTCCACCATAAGGAAATTTAATGAATATTGAACAACATTTTAAAGGTCAACTAGATAGTGGTGCTACTACTATGTTTTTTTACGGACTCGAAAATCAAGACCAAAGTAAGGTCGAAATTAAAAGTCACAAAGGAACATTGTTAGAGTTTCCTGCTACACTAGAATACATTAGACATTTGAGTGAAAGTATACCGTTGTTCAAAGTTTCTTTATGATGGGGGTGACTAGGTTTCGACAGCGTGAGATAGTAGAGACGGCAACACGAGAGTTGACTGACGTAATCAGCAAAAATCAAAGTAAACGCAAACGATGAAGTTTACGCATTGGCAGCTTAATTGCTGACTAGGGTTCGCTGGGTTTCCTCGTAACAGAATACCCAGCAATTATAAATAAAGATATCCAGAGTAAATGGATCATGGTGATAGTAACCATGTAAAAAACTATCAACACTTACACACAACACAGAAAGGAAGTAAATTATGTCGAATATGACTCCGTTCGAGATTCGCCTTGAACTTTTAAAAATGGCGAAAGATATGCTTACTGAAGATTACTACGGTAAGCGAGAGCAAGTTTCTAACGACTGGCAAGTCAAAGTAGAAGTTGCTAAACTCAATGGTGGTGCGATTCCAGAACATCCTGGATTTCCTACCTATCCTACTGAAGCCGAAATTGTCGCAAAAGCAAATGCGCTTAATGGCTTCGTAAGTCAAATCCCCCAAACTACACAAGAAAAGACTACTATCAAAAAGTCCACCTGATATGGGATTGGAGAGTGCAGTCACATGCACTCTCTTTAACTAATTAAGGAGATTAGAT